TTACGTCGGAAAATTTACTAGCTCAATCACTGTTCCCCAAGGGGTTTTTCCATAGACCCAGCCATTAACAGTCGAAACAGCTCCTAGCTCTCCAGTAATATGATTGAATGCCGGATAAATTGTGCCACCAGCTTCTTCAAATTTTCGTACGGCCTGCGGAAGATTTTCAACTTGTAGAGCAAAGTGCTGCAATCCAATATCAAATGTTCGGCTTGCTTCTCTCTGGCCTGTCGCCTGATATTGAAACAATTCAAGTGGTATCGAATCTGCAATTTGAATCAAACGCCGGTGAGTCCAACTAGAGCCCTCTGGCATTCCAAAAATTGCTTCTGCAATGGGACCTTCAACTGCTGGTTGATTCGGACTATGTCCATCATAAAGAATTTTTGCATTGAAGGCTTTTTGGAAAAACTGGCTTGCTTCCTCCACATCTGGAACGGTTAAAGCGATATGATCGATTCGTTGGATATTCATATTAACTCCTTTCTTCATAGCTTGATACATTATATCGTTTTTTCTCGATATGTCAATAGAAAATTATCACAAATATTATTATAGTTAAATATTTTTCAAAATTTTTACTACAAGTTATTAAGTTTTATATTACCCAATTTACTATGAAGATTAGCTAAACGGCAAATTGATCAGCAATTAATTAATCCATAGTTACTTTTCAATAAAATCCAACTGTTTCTCACAACTCCACTTCGCTACTTTCAAGAAAGAGAACAGTTATCTGCCCATCTTCTGAGATTGTAATACTATCCAACACCTGACACATCTCATACGAATCGAATTCCCAAGAAGACTTGTTTATCAAATCAGCCAACTTTGTACAATAATGCTTTTCTAGCGGACGATTTTCTTCCAGAATCTTATTCCACTTTCCATGTAATAGATCCACGTTCTCACTCAATAGTTCTACAGCCATTACTACGGCTTTCTCTAGCGTTTCTTCATCAATATGGTTATTCTGACAGCCAATCTGTCCTTTGACCCTATATCGATTGTTACATTGCCAAACTTTACGTTTACCTCGACTGGTGGTCCAGTTCTTTCTACCAAAGGCCGATCCGCATTCTGCACAGAAGACCTTAGTAGTAAAAGGATTGTCGTCATTTTGCATGATATAGGACTTGATCTGATGCTCCTCTCGGTAGGCTTTCCTCCTTTCCAATTCCAACTGTACTAATTCCCAAGTATCTTTGTCGATAATAGCTTCATGGCTATTTTCTACATAGTATTGGTTAACTTGACCGTCATTTTGAACTCGTTTCTTCGTCAGAAAATCAACGGTAAAAGTCTTTTGCAATAAGGCATCACCCTTGTACTTTTCATTTTGAAGCATTTTCTGTATAGCACTTGGATACCAATTTGCCTTTCCAGTCCAACCAGGTATTTCATTGTCATTCAAATACTTAGCTATAGACTCAGGACTATACCCCTCTAAGAATTTCCCGTATATGAATTTAACTGTTTCAGCTTGTTGAGGGTTAACGATAAGCTTACCATTCTCATCCTTGTCATAACCCATAAACTTTGTGGTATTCACGCGCACCTCACCACGTTCAAACTTCTTACGAATTCCCCACGTCGCATTCTCTGAAATGGAACGTGACTCATCCTGTGCCAAGGAAGAAAGGATTGTCAGAAGAACCTCACCTTTAGAATCTAGGCTGTCAATATTCTCCTTCTCAAAAGTCACACCAACACCAAGTTCTTTCAGCTCTCGGACGTACTTTATACAATCAAGGGTGTTTCTGGTAAATCGACTGATCGACTTGACCAAAATCCTATCAACCTTACCGGCCCTACAATCTTGTATCAAGCGGTTAAAAGCATCACGTTTTTTGGTATTGGTTGCTGAGATGCCCTCATCCGCATAGATGTCAACTAACTCATAGTCCTCGTGTTTGGAGATAAACTCTCTGTAATAATTAACTTGGTTTTCATAACTTGATAGCTGTTCTTCTTGGTCGGTGGACACTCGACAATATGCGGCTACCTTGATTTTCTTCCTGACCTGATGAAGAACGCTGGTCTGCACTTTCTTGGCCGGAATAACTGTAATACTTTTCCCCATTTCCATCCCTTTCTATTACTGTAACTGGTGAGGTTATCTCCCAATTTGAAATATCTACTTCTGGCACTCGCATCCCCTGACAGGCTACTTTTCCCTCTTTTATGTATTTGGAACAGCACCAAACAATTTTTTTCTTATAGGAAACTTGTCTCTTTAATGTTGAACTGCAATGCTGACACTTTAGTAACCCCGTAAATTTATAGGTTTTGTTTTTACCTTGTTGCCATCTTCTACTATTTAATTTGTCTTGGACTCTTTGCCAATCTTCTTTTGAAATAATGGCTTCATGATTATCTTCAATCAAGTATTGTTCAAATTCGCCTTGGTTCAATTTTTTGGGACCATTCACACCATCATGAAAATACTTCTGAAGTAAGGCCGACCCTTTATATTTTTCATTGCTTAACATTTGACGGATTGTAGTGTCATGCCATTTTGCACCTGTAACAGTCGCAACACCCTTCTCATTTAATTGCTTGGCAATACGATGTGTACCATTTCCTTCAAGGTATAACGAGAATATCTCCTTAACTATTACGGCTTCTTCTGGATTGATAATCAATTCACCATTTTCGTCTACATCGTATCCTAAGAATCGCTTGGTGTTAATGACTAGCTCGCCTCGTTGGAATTTCTTCTGAAAAGCCCAACGTTGATTGCCACTCATACTCCTTAACTCGTCCTCGGCAATACTCGCTAATACTGAAAGCATCACTTCCCCCTCACTTGAAAGGGTATGAATGTTTTGTTCCTCGAAGAATATATCTACTCCTATCGCTTTCAGTTCACGACTAATTTCAAGAACTGTAACCGTATTTCTGGCAAAGCGTGCAATTGACTTGGTATGAATAACATCAATCTTACCTCTACGACAATCTTCAATCATAGCTTGAAAATTTGGACGATTATCCTTAGAACCAGATATACCTCTGTCATGATAAATACCCATAAAATCAATATCGTCTCTAATGGAATACAGATTTTCAAAATACTGCTTCTGATTTTCTAATGAATCTAACTGACTTCCATTAGTCGTCGAAACTCGAATGTAGGCACAGACCCTCTTCTTATGTTTTTGTTTATTAACTCTAATCTTCTTTACGGACATTTACTCTCCTTTCTATGTAATGGCACACTATATATCACTCTAAAGGGAATATTAGTCAAGTTATCAGACCAACTATTTCGACCTGATAAATTTATGCCACAGTTCATGGAATACAAATATTCCTCCTACCTTACTAGGTAGGTTTGAGAGTAATTTTTCCGCACTTATTCAAAAAAAAGGCAAAAAAATAAAGCCTGATGTTTCCACCAGGCTTATATCTTAATTATGAAATTCTAAACCAACCTACAACTTTACCGAGTTTAACTGTTCCAGTTGAATCGTAGAGTGAGCCATCCGCCATCCATTGACGTTTCACACGACGAGTGATACCTCCGCCACCAATTCCCAATTGGTCATTGATACCGTTCTTATTATGGTCAGAATATCCATCAATATTCTGTTCCACACCATCAATACTTTTTCCATCTGAATCCGTCACACAGACACCAATATGACCATATACCAAACCATCTGTTTGAATGACATAAAAATCACCAGCTTTAGGATTCACACCCCAAGCATCGTAGATTACTTGGAAACCATTTGATTTCGCTTTCTTCAAACAATCAATGGCATTCGTATAGGACATATTCTTATCCGTAAGTTCTTGAACAATCTTATCCACCAAGGCAACACACTGTCCACCATAAGGGTTAGATGGAACAGTCACCTTTTGACCGACCTTAGATAAAGCAGACGCAACCACACGATTGGCAACACTGGTTGGAATAGCGGTTGTTGTCCTTGAAGCCGCATTGACCTTTAGAGTTTGTCCAACTTTTAAAATATCCGTCTTCTTCAAGCCATTTACCGCAAGAAGGGCATCAACTGTTAAACCAAACTTCCGAGCGATGCCATAATAGGTATCGCCTTTCTGTGCTTGATAGGTCTGCTCACTATGGCCTTTAGTTGTTCCTTCTACATCCTGCTCCAGCACCCATGACTTGATTCCATCAAGTAGATATGCTCTCTTACTGTTGGACAGGTGAACATTTTTTACTTGGAGGATTTTGTAGGTGCGCCCCTTGACCCAGTTGGCGATTTTCTGACCAGTCTGATAATGAGTCGCATGAGGCAACACCCTAAGACTATCACCAACAAGATAGATGGGTTTTGAAGGAGTCCCTGAACTCCCAACGGTTGAACTGGGTGTCGAGGGAACTATGGTCTTGACTTCAACTCCTGTTATAGCTGATACAAGACCTCTCGCAATGTCCTCCTTCTTCTTTTCAAAAATCGCCATATCTTGTTCATTATCAATGAAAGCAATTTCCACCAAACGATAGGTGTATCCACGACTTGCGGCTTGGTTGGCATTATAGAGCCAATCTACCTTCTTAATGCCACGATTTTGGAAATAACGTGAAAGGAGAGATAAGATTGCCCTATCTTCTTTATCCGCTTCTAAAGATGCTTGAATCAAAACTTCTGTTCCTTTGGCACTTCCATTAAAGGCATTGAAGTGCAATTCAGTAATTGAGTCGTATCCCTTACCAATACTAGTAATACTCCGATAATCATAAACATTCTGTTCTGTAATAAAATCAATCTGTTGTCCGCTATACTTAGACATTAACTTGGCTAATTCTCGAACCTTTCCTGCTTCTGTGATACCTAGTTTGACATTCACTGCTCCAGGATCATAGCCTGTTCGCCCTTGCCCATGTCCACAAATCACTAGATGTTTTCCCATGTTAGTCTCCTTCTTTTTCGTTGAATTGTTTTAAGAGTGCTTGCAGTTTCTCTGGGATAGGTAAACCAATCCGCACCGCATTTTCCAAAATACTCAAGCCTTCATTACTCAAGTAAAAGAAAATCACCATGGTGCGAATCGCTCCACCCTGTTTAATGATTTCGGTATCAATGAGGTGTCCCACAGATACCAAAAAGAGAATGGCTATCTTTTTGAAGATACCCTTGAAACCAATATTGCTAGCAAGCCTTTTCTCAACGGCTGCTGCCATGAGTCCTGTGATGTAATCGATGGAAATAAATACCATCAAGGCAAAGAGAAAGCCATCCACTTCTCCAAAAATCGAACCGATAAGCCCTCCAATCGCTGAGAAGAGAACTTTGTTTGTTGCCAGTAATTCTTTCATAATGACACTTTCCTTTCTTATGCTGTCCTACGCCAACGGTAAACCGTGACGTAAGGTTGTAAGTTATTGTGTGGCTTTCCGCCACCAGTATTTCCTGTATTATTCCCTTGCGGATAAGTATTAGAATTTCCATCTGATCCATAATCACGTCTAATAGCTTTATTACCATTATTAGCTGAAACATATTGAGCGTGAGAGTGTGATGGCATCTCATCAATGGTCAAGGTATGTGTCTTACTACCACCTGACTTATTAACACCATTAAACTCACTTTCAGTTTCAGATACGCCAACTAAAACTCGACCATTGCCAAATCGCTCCCAACTGCCACCCATGATGGTTGCTGGACTGATGTTTGAGGTAGATTCATAAATGACACCCACTGGGTAAAAAATATCAAGAAGTTTTTTATTCTTCATATAAATCTCACCGTCAAAATAAGCAGGCAAACTCCCATCCACATCAAGCACCCCTCTTGTCCACGCTTTGCCTATCCCCATACCAGATGGACTTAAGCCGTAGACAACCTTTTCTGGACCAACGGTAAATTCAAAGGTCGTGGCATAAAAGAGGTCTGCAAGCGTTCCGATAATGGTGTAGGATTTCGTGGTATCATAGGTGCCACCTAGAGTAGCTTGGAAATCTGTCTTCGTGTGTTCTGTTGTTGACGTCCAGTTGGCAGCACCACCAGCGTTTGTGACCTTCTGGCCACTTGCCAAATCAACCACTTCCCATGTCAAGGTTGCCTTGTTCTTTTGGACACTATTGATGGTTAAAGGGGCAATCTTAAGCTTACGTGTGACCGTCACCTGATTCATACTAGAACCGGCACGAACCGCTGAGAATGAAAAGATAGGTTTGAAATACTCTAATAGGGTTATCTCCACTTCTTTTCGAGCACTTTGTCGCCCTCTCGAATCAGTCACATAGGCAGAGACCTTAGCGCGACCAATCCAGTTGATACCTCCCAAAAGACCGTTATTACTCGTTACCACATTAGGCAGTTGAACCCACTGATTATTCTCAAATTTAAAGACCTCTGCACGATAACCCGTCGAAGGAATCGTCGATCCGTAAACACCCGCTCCTTGATTAAAAGTCACTTTAGGGTTAGACACCAACTGGGCAAAACTTGTACCAGTTAAAATCGTTTTTGCAGTGGCATGGGATTCTGAAACAGAAATACTGCCCAAGGTTGGAACAACTGACGTCGGTAGGTTGAGGGTAATGGGAATTGTCATAGAACCTATTGTCTTACCACCATAGATAGTAGCTAGCGTTAAATGACCGTTACCTGAGGTGCTATTTGGAATTTGAGTTGCTAATTGCGATATTGAAGGCGTCCAAGTTACAGAGGTCGCAATGCCTGTTCCAATGGTGCCACTTAGAGATCCAAAATGCCATGTGATATTATGGGTAAAATCACTACTAGCGCGCTTAATCGTAATGGTTACGGCTTGCCCCATCATATTCCCAGAAACTGTAGCACTCGATGACCGTGGAATATCACTTAAACGTAGCGTTTGTGACCCTGTATTCAAGGTGCCAGGCGACCAGCCACCAGACCCAGAGAAGGTCGCTGAAAAACTGATGGTTTTTGACCCATTTGAATCATGTGACACAGTGATGGTCTTATCAATCAAGTGAAGAGAACTATGAGCCGTGTACATATCTGGTCGCCCTGACCAAGAAAGTGTCTGCCCATTGATAGTCACACTTGCCCTACAGTCATACATCCCAAAGGTCGTATAACCATTCTTTAGCCAGAGTTGGACTCGAACAGTAGACGTGTTATTAGCGGTCGAAGTGCCTGTTTCTTCCACTCGCAAAAGTAGGGTATAGCCCCTATCATTATTTGAACCATAATCTGCCATAAAGTCTCCTTTCTACTTGGCATCAATAAAACGACAAACTAGATGCTTGGCATTATGCCTTGCGGCTTCTAGTCGGTAATAACCAACCTGTAAGGTCTCCACAAAAACCCCATGATGAATTTTAATGACACCAGCTGTAACCGTCATGACGGCATTACCAGCTGACTTAATCATCATCCCTTGTGGGGTTAATTCGATATATTCAGAGTTATCCTTCTTACCGATAATAACCCCATTGTCCCCAGATCTCAGATAGGTATTGACAAAGTTAAGCAAGAGACTGTTGGCTTTAAGATCAGCTTCAATCGCTGCGATACGAGCCGTATTATCAATAAAGTCTTGATTAAATTGCGCAAGGACGGCTTCATTATTTTTCTCAAATTCTTTATAAGACTTGAGCCAATCGGCCACTTCTTTTGCCAACGCTCTTGCTTCAAGGTCCACTCGGAGTGATTCTGTCTTTTCAGTTAGAAGGTCTAATTGCTGCTTCATGAAGCCATTATCTGCCTTGGCATCGATCTGGGCGATAAGATCATTCAAAGATGGTCCTGGAGCTGAAGCAACGTTTCCATCTTCCAGTTGAACATTTCGAAGGTAAACCACATCTCCCACCGCCCATGTTCCTGACTTCAGGTAAAAGACATAGGAATAATTCTGGGCACTAGCAACCTTCCAAGACACCGAGTACCGCTGCCAGCTAGAACTAACTTGAACAACCTTAGTCCCGCCCAGTTCATTTCCAATAGTAAGACTAACCGTCTTACTTGCCTTGAAATCCACACTAAACGTCATGTTAGCACCAATTCGACTTCTTAAATCATAGAAGTTCCGATGAAAGCCACCAGTTCCTGCTTTGGTACAGGTCATCTTCACAGTCACGCCACTAACTGAACTTGTATCCTCAACCACCTCCTTCTTCCACTCAGAGGTTACTGATGAAAAGGTCGCAGCCTTCATGGCATAATCGTCAATGTAATTGCGCCCACCCAGTTCTGTTCCTTCAAAAAAGGATGACCAGGTATAGTCACTAGGGTTAGTTGAAGGCGTTGCGCTCTCCCTATTGACGGCTAGTCCAAGGTAGCGTTTGCCAGTTGAGACGGCAGAAATCCCATCTCCCTTGTCACTATCTGCGTACATGCGCCAAGTGTATAGGGTCTTTCCATCCTTACCAGCCTTTCCATCCACACCCTTATCCCCATAAACTCCGATGACAATTGGCGTTGTTACCGTTGTTGAGCCATTGGTAAACGTGGTTTTTTCATAGTTCCACAGATACTTAAGCGTTGAGGTGAGAGAGGGAATAGTTTTGCTCCAACCAGAGCTTGTTGTGGTAATACCAGTCTTTTGTGCAGAGACTAAATAATACTGCTCCCTTGACTGAATGCCCACCCCATCTGCTCCAGCATCACCCTTTGGTCCAGGAGTTAAAGAGATGGTTTTAAGATCAGCTTGTGTCACTATACTTTCCCCTCTCACCTTTAAGAGTGGCGTATCAATGGAAAGATTCCCATCCCTATCCAAACTAAAGACTGGGGTATGTTGACCTGGAATAACGACCCTGTCTGCCTCGACCTCTAAACTCTTCACATACTCTGATAGAATCTGTTGGGAGACAAGCCTTGTCATCCATGCTGAACTAGAGACGGTTAACTCATCAATCTTAGCTTTTTGAATGGCTGCGACTCTTGCTTCAAGGGCATCCGTTGCCAGATAATCAAGCGCAGCTTTCTTCCCAGAATGCTCGCCTTCTGCTTTGGCCATAGCGATACCATCTTCAACTTCGGTTTGGAGGCGTTCAAATTGCCTGTTAAAAACCTTGTTAAAATTGGCTCGTTCCTTAGATGCTCGGTATTCTGTAACTGATTGATTGACATCAAGAATAGTCTTTGCCGCACTGGCTAGCGAATGGTCCCCAGATGATCCAGAGGTTGTAAAGCTAACGGCATCATCAAAGGTCACTGAAAGGTACACTTCTTCTAGAGCGTCAAAGGTATAACCAACCGCTTTTTTCTTAACATCTACCTTGTGCTTCTGGCTTTTAAGAGTAACCGTATCTCCCAGATGGACTTCCTGACCATCTAGCTGATAGGCTTCAACAGTTATCTGTCTGGAGATGCTATCGATGTGCTCATGCGTGAACTTAGCCATCGCCCATTGGCGCAATTCTTCCTCTGTCTGAAGCGTGTTATTCTCATACCGTGCCTCATGGACATAAGGGTATTGGTTAATGAGGGGACTTTCCACAACGACAGAAAGAACGGTATCCTCATCACTACCTTCTATCTGAAAGGTTGAGGTCGCATAGATGCGCGTAATGACCTTCTCAGAATCACCCTTATCCTCAAAAGCTTTCAGATTGTGATGGCTTGTGAGAATAACTCCCTTATCGTTGCCACGGTGTTTCTTAACTATCAGCTGAAAGTTATCACGAACGAGCTCACCTTCCCAGGTTCCAAGGATGGAATGTTTACCATCCATTAGAGCTTGATAAAGTGTCAAGTCTTCGTCAGACACATAGGTATGACGCTCCGTCACATCACTGTCAAAGCTAAAAAGTCCTAAATCAGATGGACAAACCTCAACCATCCTCATAAGGGCTGATTGGCAGGTGGTATTAGTCGTAGAAAAGGGCTTAATTTGACGTTTCATCACATCATCAGAAATGTGAGAGCACTCAAGCTCTACCCTATCGTCTTGAATTTTTGCCTGCTTAACACGAAAGAGCTGCTTCCCCAAATCAGGAGTTGGACACAAAATCAACTCGTCTGCTCTAAGGGTTTCATGAACACCTGAATCCGTAATGGGGTAAGTTAATCGTAGCTGAAATATACCATTTAGCTCCTCTTCTACCGTTGCACTCACCGTTTCAAATAATGGCTGACCATTCCATTTCGCTGTCTTTGTTTGACCATCAAGAAGGTAAAGCATCACACCCACCCCCAATTCGTCTCAAAGGTAAGCGATAGTATCCCACTGCCTAAAATCACTCCGACAGATTGTGTTGGATGACTAGCATCAATCGTGATGAAGTCCCCAGACCACTTGACAGCTTTCCCTGATAGGGTCTTAAAACTAGGACGGTCTGGGTGATTCACCATAACAAGAGGCTCTGTAAATTTCTCAATGCGAATCACTTGGTCCCCTACTGTAAACGAAGTCTCTGATACGGATTGACCAGTTATGGTAATGCTAGGAAAGGCAAGGGCAGATCCTTGTGTTTTTAACACACCATTGGCACTCAAAACTTGCCTATCCACACTCTTAAAAAAGCGAGTGGGGTGACAGATAAAGGTCACATCAATCACATACACATCATGGTCATCCTGCTTGATGTCAAAGCTATCCGTTCGGTAACACCAGAGTCTGGTGAGCTTAAGACGTTCACTTTCTAGCCAAAACCCTTCCTGCATGAGAAAAGCTGAAAACTCATTGACCTCTTTCTCGCTCGCACCAATCAGATACATGCGGTAAGACTTCTCAATCACCTCACGGTGCTTATTGGTTTGAACAATTGCTCCACTCAACCCACGATGGTCTAAGAGTTGCGTTTTAGACCGTGGCACTTGAATACTCGGTCTATCTTCCACAAGAACTTTAAAAGGAAAACACGAGGTGCCTTTTCCATTCAGTACCAATTCATTATGTCTAATCACACCGTTCCTCCTCTCAGTAAGGCTTGTCGAGTCATTTCATCAGCCAGTCGACCAGCCACATAATCGGCTAGTTTTTTCATATCCGCTTCTTCACGAATCACAACATCTGTGATATTGACCGTTATGGTTGTTCCTTTGTTAGGCATGGTGGCTGCGATGCTGCGACCGATACTGCCAAGAGTTTGGTTATTAAGAGGCAAGACGGCTTCACGTCCTGCTTCTCCTCCAACCATCAAGCTATTCCCTGTCATACCAAATGCCGTTGGCTTAGTCAGAATCCCACCCTTGGCGTACCACTGAATGGAAATCTTAGGTAAGCCACCTTTTAACCAATCAAGAGGATTCGCAGAACCTGACACCCTAAAGTGCGGAAGAGGAATATGCGGCCACTTAATCTTGAAGTTAAAGAGATTCTTAATGGCATTGATGGCTGAAGAGACCGCATTTTTTGCCCCATTGATGGCGTTTGTAATGGTCGATTTGACCCCATTCCAGACAGAGGACACTGTGTTTGAAATACCACTTAGGACACCTGAGATAGTAGCCTTCATTCCGTTCCAAACGGAAGATACCGTTGCACCAATACTCGATAGAATGGAACTAATCGTGGACTTAATGCTATTCCAGACATTGCTAACGACAGATTTGATGCTATTGAGTACGTTTGTAATGGTGCCTTTAATGCCATTCCAGGAATTGGAAATGAACTGAGCAATGGCACTTAGAACAATAGAAATCAGTGACTTGATGGCTTCCCAAACTGTAGAGACGACCTGCTTGATGGTTTCCCAGGCACCTGACCAATCACCCGTGATAATCTGCATGACTGCCTCGATAATACCTAAGACAACATTGATGGCTGTTTCAACGACCACTTTGATGATGTCCCAAGTTGTCGTGATAATCAGTTTGATATTCTCCCAACTGGCTTGAAGGTAAGATCCAAGAATAGTCATAATGGTCTGAATAACTGTTGAAATGGCTGACCATACGGTATTTGCGGCATTAAGGATTAGCTGTTGGTTCTCTGTCCACCAAGTAGTCAAGGTTCCCCATATCGACATAACAAAGCTTGATATCTGTTGGATAATGACTGATAAAAAGGCATAGATGGCATTCCAGATTTCTGTCACAGCTGTCCGAAAGCCTTCGTGATGTTGCCAAAGTTGCTGAATCCCAACAACCAGTAAGGCAACAACGGCAATGACACCAAGAATAATCCCTACGATTGGAGCTGCTGTAGTTATCATCCCCATGATGGTTGTTCCCATAGCCGTAGCAGCTGCTTGCAGGGCAATGAAAATCGGGAGGACTAAGCCAAGAGCTGCGGCCAAACTTCCGACAATGACAATAAACTGCTTGACTGGCTCTGATAGCCCAGAAAACCACGTGGCAACAGCTTGAAGCAAACTGGCGAGAACCTCTAAGATAGGTGCTAGGGTTGCTGCAATAGCATCTCCCATCTCCGCCATCGCTAACTTCGCCGTGTTTTGAGCAGTTGTAAACTTATCAATAGGATCAAGCGTCCCCTCATAGGTCTGTGTTACAATCCCAGCTGCCTTATCAGCTGTTTCTGCTAAATCTTCAAAAGATAAAGCCCCACGCTTGATGGCATCAACCATACGTGGAGCTGCTTTACTTCCGAAGATTTCTGAGGCAAGAGAAAGAGCCTCTGTTTCACTGGTTGAGGTTTTGATTTGCTCAATGGTTCCAGCAAGTCCTTCTTGAAGCGTCAGCCCATCGCCCGCATACTTAACAGCTGCCTTTGAGAGTGACGAAAGTGCTGCAGAAGAATCAACCCCTGCTTTTTCAAACTGCCCCATCAAGGTGATGCCTTCATCAAAGGAAAGGCCAAGGGCTTTGATTTGTGGTGCTCCCGCTACTGCCTTGTCCATCAACTCTTGGACACCAACACCTGTCGCCTGGCTGGTATAAGTAACCGTGTCTAAAACACTTGATAAATCAGTCGCTTCAAGTCCATAGGCCTCAATCGCTTGTTTGGCTGAAATGGCAGAGCTCGTCACATCACTCCCATTGATTTCAGAGAATTGAATCAACTGGGTAGAGGCAGACTTAAGGGCATCTCCTGTTAACTCAAATTGCGTATTCAACTCCCCTACGGCACTTCCTGCCGTATTAAAATCCGTTGGCAGTTCAGTGGCTAGGGTTTTGGCGATGTCAGTCATCTCTTCAAGGGCAGAACCAGTCGCTCCAGTTTTTGTGACAATGATATCCATACCCTCATCAACTTCAAGAAATGCGTCAAGCGATTGTTGACCAAAGTCAATCAACTTCTGTGACAACTCTCCCAGTTGATCGCCAAACTCCATGAGAAGGTCAGCCTTTAAGAGACTATTTGTCTCTTCCAAAGAAGTCTTGGAACTCGCAGAGCTAGAGGCCAACTCCTCCATCTCATTTTGGAGATTGTTGTAAGCGGTCTTTGTCTCATTAAGAGTTTTCTCAAGCTTGTTAGCTTCAATTGAATTCTCCCCATACTCGCTCTTTGTCAAAGAGAGTTGTTGTTCCAGATTATGTATCTGTTTCTCAAGGATCTCTGAATGAGAAGCAACCTTTTGTTGAGCAAGTGCCAACTTATCAGTCTCACTTGCGGTAGTTGCTAATGCTGATTCTTGTAGTTTAAAGGAACTATTGAGTTTTTCGCTTTCTGACACCAACTGTGCCTGCTCATTTTGGAGACGATTGAGCTTGGACTGATTGGTTTCAACCTGCGCTCCGTTTTCTGAGAGAGCTCTGTTAACACTTTCTAGTTTTGATTCATAGCCCTTTAAGACTGTTTGAGTACTCTCCACCTCACGTTGGAAGGCACGGTATTGGTCTGCACCGATGTTACCGGCCTTGAACTGAGCCTCGACTTGAGACTGAGCTTGACGGAGAGTAGAGAGTTTCTCCTTAGTCGTCTCAACTTGTTTGGCTAAGACTTCCTGCTTCTGGGTCAAAAGAGTGACATTGCCAGTGTCAAACTTGAGTGCCTTGTCAATCTGACGCAATTCTTTAGTGGCTTCAGAAGCCTGTTTATTCACACCTTTTAAGGCATTTTGTAAGGGTTGGGTATCACCACCAATTTCAATGGTGATCCCCTTAATGTTTCCTGCCATCGTCACTCCTCCTCCCTACTAGAAATTGTCAAAGTCTGCTTGGGTAGCTTTGCGAACACCAGTCTCACCTCGGCTTCTTAGCTCCACATAATCCGTCTGGTAATCCAGAGCCATGCCAATTGAGATGTGCTTTAAGTCATCAATGGAAAGGCCAGTCTCCTTACAACAAGAGAGGTAACTCTCTACCGTGAAGATTTCCTCGCTCGCTGTTTCGGAAGTTTCTGCTTTTTTCTGGTAGTCATCCCTTGGTTAAGCATGGACATCAAGACTGGTCCAACTTCCTGAAGAGGAAATTCCTCCATTGACATAAAGAAATCCTCGAAGGGTTTGATTCGAGGATTGGCTGACTTGGCAAAGACCCAAAAGAGACGGTGGAAAAAGGTCATGTCGAAATCAGACAAGATAGATAGGTCAATCTGACTAGCCTTTAACTCTTCCCCCTCTTCCAATTGCTCAAGTTGAGTCATGATGGATTCCGCACTTAACATGTTAAAGAGATCCTGGAAATAATCTTTTCCAAATTGTTCCTTATAAGCAATCGGTGTATAGGCATTCGTAGCCAAGGGATAGCTTTTTCCAGCAATCGTGATATTTTGTCGCATGTTCTCCTCCTTTAAGCAGCTGGTTCAAAGACAGACTTAAACCAGTTCTCACGAATCTCATCACTGGTTTCTTCAGTCGTTCTGCGGCGAACAATCTTATCAAGTGGGCGTGGACTTGCCGTAAAGGTCAACTCTACCTCATTGATATCAGACCCAGACTTGGTTTTAGAGCCTACAGTTGGGCGTGACGCATAACAGTAATAAAGCACATGAAGCGTCTCTTTTTTGTCCCCTTCAAATCGGAACATGAGAGCGAAGTTCTTTTTCTTGCTACTGGCAATTTCTGAAATGGTATTGGTGGTCGCATCAAGTTGCTCGCCCAAAACACGAGTCAGAAACTCCTGAGACAAGAGGGCAACTTTGAGTGTTCCCTCATAGCCGTCATTAGATTCAGTCGTGTAAAAGTTGATGTTGTCTGCCTTGTAAGACCCCTTGTCTCCAGTGGGTTCAAGGGTTAGTTCTGCAGCACCACGAAGTCGCTCGACAGTGCCATAAGTCAAAGCACCGTCAGCTCCCTCACTGGTGACTTCTGCCCAGTGGACATCTTGTAGGCCAAAGGTGACCTTGTTTTTTTCTGCCATGGTTATCCTCCTAATAGTGTGATGGAATAAATGGTTTGGTAGAGTTTCTCACTAGTGATGTAAGTCTCCACCTTGTCAAAATAAAGACGGTGAGTATCAAGGACTGATTCCACCGTTTCTTCTGTTGCTAAATCTTTCTTTGTTGTGTAAAGCTCAATCTGAACATTAAGCCCTTTGTGATAAGCCCAGTTATCGGCCCCAAGATTATCTGAATCAGTGACTAGATAAACCATAAAGGGAGGTCTCAGACTGTGACCTTCCTCAAAATGATGATAGGCTACTGGGAGTTTGGTCTCTTTTAAGACAGGAAAGAGGTCTTCAAATCGCATAAGCCACCTCACAGTTTCTGTCGAAATTTGTCTTCAAACGACTGAATCGCCCTTTTCTCGACAGGAGCGATGTGCTTTCTTCCTTCCACCCGACCACCGTTTTGTTTGGCATGCCCATCTTCAAGCAGATGCGTCAGCCCTGGTGTTCGGTTGTGAATAGTTTTGGTCAGAGCCGTATTGGTGTCAGTCGTTGCCTTACTCGTCCACCCTTTAGCATATTTCCCTCGTCGTTTTGGGGAAGTCACCTTTAAGGTATCAACGGCATCGTCTGTCACTTCCTCAACCACCTCACGCATGACATCTGTGGTCTCTTTGGCATAAGTCGTCAGCTCCTTTTCGATGACAGAAGCTAAATCATCAAGTCGAATCTTAGTCATAAAGCTCCTCCTTGGTCGCAACGATGTAAATCAAGCTTCGAGCCACAGTATCGCCATCAATGGACTCGATAGCATAATACTGGTCACGAAAGTAAATTCGAGTCGTTAAAGAATTAAGAGCAAGAACAGCCTTATCGTAGCGCAAGGTAAACTGCACCTTGTTATGAATCAGTTTTGTCGCACTCCCATCACTTTCAGTTAAAGCTAGTGGACGACAAGAACACCAACGCATAAAGAGGTCATCCCAAATGGCTAACTCGTTTCCGATGTCGTCCTGCTTGAGTCGCTTTTCTTGAAAGACCAACTGTTCTCTTAGAGGCGCAATCTTCATCAGAACACATCCTTTCTATCTGCCAAAAGCAAATGATAGAGAGTTTCCTTTAACTCCTTGTGATTGGCTTCTTCACGGTGTTCATAAAGATAGGCAACCCCATAAAGGACTGCCGTCTTTAGAACTTCTGAAGTGGAGGTCTCACGAAGAATATCTTCACAAAGCTGGCGACTTGTTGCCATCAACTGTTCGATAAGGAAGTCCTCCTCATCATTCTCCACTTTCAGATAGAGCTTGGCTTCTTCTAGCGTTATCATAGACCTTTCCCTTTAATGGTGAGTATTTTCACTGCTTCGGGAAGAACCAATTTCCCATCCACACGTTGGCTGGCAAGAAAACCAATCTGACCATTGTTTGCATAAAGCTCATTGAGACGCTTGAAGGTACGCCCTTGACGGTCCGCAATCCAGTAGTAAGAGAAATCACCAAAGGCAATAGCTTTGTTTCCTGCTTCTGGAAGTGGCGCAAAAGTTGACGTGTAGTAAGGACGGTTGAGAATCAAATCAGGTTGACCAGCTTGTGTTGATGGTTGCCAGATGTAATTGCCATTATTGTCCTTGAGCTTGCGGATAGCCTTAACCGTAGTATCATGGAGAATCCAGACCGCATTCTTACGATAAGGAGCAGGAAGCGAGTGGTAAAGCTCAATCATGTCATCAAAGGTGATGTCTTTGGTTGCGGTCGTTGGTCCTTCTACATCTGCTTGCGTGAAGATACCTGTTGGTTTTTTAGAACCATCACCCACCAAGAATGATTTTTCTTCCTCCGTACCGATACGACGTGCAAACTCAGAAGTCATGTAAGACTCAAGGTCAAAGACAGAGTCATTGAGCAATTCTTCTGAGATACGGATTGCTGTACCAATCTTATGAGAATCAAGAGTTACTTGGCCAAAGGTTTCATCTGTCTCTGGATAGAGCCCATTCTCGTCCATCCAAGAGGCAGAACCATGACCAGTAACAACTGGAATCTTACGCTCACCACTAGAGGTTTTGATAACAGTTGCCAAGCTACGGAAAAAATTTTCTTCCTGAAGCCCTTGTACCAATTTCTTCTCGTATTCATCAGGGACAAGGTGTCCGCCTTCTGTGTCTTCACCGACACGAAGAACATCCTTCACGTCATAGAAGTTTCGCTTACGGACACTGGTCCAGAAAGTCTGGGTGTAGATGTCTGATGCCACACCTTTCTTTTCATCTTCTTTTTGATTATCGACAATGACTGTTGGCTGCGTCGTTAGAGCATGTGAGTTCGGTTGCGCCAGTTCAAGGTCAATCTTTTCTTGGCGCTCCAAGCGAGCAATTTCTTTATTGTAGAGCTCGATTTTAGCTTCCATCTCCTCATAGCGTTTGGAATCTTCATCTGATACCAAGCCGTCTTCAGAGCGAACAGTATCCAGAAAGGCTTTCGCTTGAGCCCAAGCAGCGTTACGTTTTTCTTTCAATTCAAGTAGTTTAGACATAGGTATTCTCCTTTTATTTCAATAGGTTCAATCGTTTTTCCAACTGATTGATGGGGATCGTTTTCTGTGATTTGGGTGGTTGAAGGCTCCCTTGCAGTTTCACCACCAAATCATGAGCAGCAGTCACTCTACTAAAGGTGTAGCTATTTTGATGATTCCGCTCAGGTGTCTCCTCTTTCTCAAAGAGCACCTTATCCGCAAAACCAAGCTCCACAGCTTTCTTGGCATTGAACCAAGATTCCGAATCCATAAGATGAGAAATCTTGGTTCTGGAAAGTCCAGTTCTAAGCTCATAGGCATTGATAATGGACTCCTTAATTTCGCCAAGCATCTCAATGACCTTGGCCATATCTTTAGCTTCACCTTGCGCAAACGTCCATGGGTTATGAATCATCATCATGGCAACTGGACTCATGGAAACTGTTGTCCCGGCCATGGCGATGACACTGGCAGCACTCGCAGCTAGACCATCAATGATGACATGGACATCGCCCTGATAATCCATAAGCATGTTATAGATTTGAGCAGCCGCAAACACATCACCCCCTGGACTATTAATCCAGAGGGTGATGTCACCTGTTCCTGAAGTCAAGTCATTCTTAAAGAGCTGTGGGGTGACTTCATCCCCGAACCAGGTCTCGTCTGCAATCTGTCCCTCAATCCGAAGAGTGCGGACATCTCCTTCGTCAGTAAAATTCCAAAATTTACGCATCTTCTTCCTCCTCTGGTAGGTCTTCAGCTGGATCCGTTTCTGACGGTTGCTTCATGAAACCACCAGCATCTTTTAATTTGGTCATATTGCCGTTAATCAAGTAGAGGTTTCCGCCTTCTTCATCAGAGAGCAAGTTCAAGTCTTCTAACTCACGGATGTCATTAGTCGAAAGCCAACCATTTTGCCGTGCTATGGCATAGCCATTCATACGGCTTTGGTAATCACCACGAAGCAAACCGTCTACATTAAACTTGATAAGGTAACGTTTCTTTTCTTCAGGTAAAAAAAGAGACCTTTTGAAGGCCTGTTCTAACCGAACTACCCAAGGGTCTAAAGTATATTTCACAAATTCAAGTGACTGCTGTTCGATATTTGAAAAAGACGACTTCTCCAAATCCCCAACCATATGGGGTGGAATGCGGTAAAGCCGTGCAATTTCGTTAATCTGAAACTTCCGTGTCTGCAAAAACTGGGCTTCCTCTGGTGGGATACCAACTTGGGTGTACTTCATCCCCTCTTCAAGAACAGCTACTTTATGGGCGTTGGTCGCCCCATTATAGACCGCATTCCATGAATCACGAACTCGTTTAGGATCTTTCAAAATCCCTGGGTGTTCCAAAACTCCACCTGGGTTAGCCCCATTTTTAAAGAAGGCTGCCCCATAATTTTCAGTCGCTAGTGTCATCCCAATCGCATTTTTTGCCATGGCAATCGGTGAGTAACCAATCAAGCCATCAAAGCCAAGCCCAGGTACATGAAGAATATCCTCCTGCTTCAATAAGACTGTCCCTTTATCTTTGAAGTTAGGATTTTCTTCGGTTTGCCTTTGGTATTTGTAGTAGAGTTTCCCACTATCATCACGGTGGACAGACATCTTGTCAGGTAAGAGCGGATAGAGACTAATCACTCGTCCAGCCTTATCCCTGATAATCTGCACATAAGCATTTCCCCATATCAACAAATGACTCATAATCGTCTCTCGAAAGACAAAAGACGACATCTCAGGATTGGGCTCATCGTGAAGGAGAAAGTATAACGGGTGATCGATTTTTTTCTCTTTTCCATTACTCGTCAACTCATAAACATGAATTGGTAAAGAAGCAACTGCTTCTGCAAGGATTCGCACACAGGCATAGACTGCCGTCGTCTGCATGGCCTTAAACTCATCCACATTCTCGCCACTGGTTGTCCGACCAAAAAGGTAGGAGAAATCCTGACCTTCATAACTGTTTTGGGGCTTATCTCTAGCCCTTTTTCTTCCAAGTAAATCAAGTAGTCCCATAAGCCCTCCTTATTTTTGGGTACGAAAAAAGCACCTCATTTTGAAGTGCTTTCAGTCTTTTTTACAAACCATTTAATTGATTAGCTCGAACAACAAGATAATGTTTGGCAAGCCATTCTGATTTTTTATCCTCATTCGGAATTTCTTTCACCCGATCAACCACTGAATCTTCCAAAGTAGTCACAAAGTCTAAATAGTCTGTTACTAAATCCTCTAGCTCCACACCAGATTTAGCACAAATTTCTCGAGCGCTTGAAACAAGTTCGTCATCCATTTTTATAGGTAAAATTGTATTCGCCACATTTACCACCTCACTAATAAAATTTAATGGTTGGTGTTCTATTTTTACTCTAAATATCAAGTTTTAGAGTAGAAGATTTAGAACTATTTATTGAATAATTTAGCCCAGTTTTGCTTTGAATTCATGATACGGGCAACGTTGACAGTGTGTTGCTCTATAAAATAAAAAGCAATATAGTTTTCGATAGGCATATAGCGATAGATTTTACCATCATCAGTCAATTGACCATAACCACGACTTGATACCAAAGGACAGGCCTCAGGAAAAGTTTCTAAGGTTTCAAGAGCAGATAATATTAAATCAATCTTCCCATCTGCAGATTGCTGGCTATAAAAGTTCACTAAGATATAGTCATGGATATCCCTCAAGTCTTGCTTTGCATGGTCTGCAAGAAGAACATGGTAACGTTTGTGATTAGTCAAGGCCAAATTCCTTTCTGACATCAGAGAGTGCAGTCACCTTGCCCTCCATGATATCTTGATGCCCAAGTAAAATCTCCTTTTTCAAATCTTCAAAGGCGATTTGATACTGTGATTCTGTTAAATCGCTAGAAACGAATTCTTTTGCATCGACTGCTCCTGTGGCAATTTTACGGAGAACCGCATTGAAAATATCAGAGAGCGTTAACTTTTCATCTGCTAGAATTGCTTTGGTTTGTTGGTAAAAGGCAGAATCTGCTCTAAAATTGACTGGTTGAGTATTTGCCATAATAAAGACCTCTTTTGTAAAGATGATTTGTATTTACATTTTATCAAACTTCTCTTTATACTTCAACTAAAAGCTCAATAGTCCCCGCTCATCATAGACACTTGTTCCATCACCTTGATGGCGAATACAACGGTCAAGTCCCATGATCAGTGCTACAATACCGTCAATCTTCTCAACAGATTTTTCCTTGTCTGGCTTGATATTACCAGCAGGGTCTTGTCGCATGACCACGTTCTGTCCCATCCATTTAAGGACTGGATGACCACCGTGTTGGATTTTCCCTTCCATCATGAGCTTGTAAAGTTCCTTGGACGGTGGACTCATATCCTTATAGCCCTGCCCAAAAGGTACCATGGTTAAGCCCATCCCCTCAAGGTTCTGCACCATCTGGGTCGCATTCCAACGGTCATAAGCAATCTCCTTGATGTGGTAGGTTTCAGAGAGTTGTTCAATAAAGGCTTCGATAAAACCATAGTGAACAACGTTCCCTTCGGTTGTCTTGATATGACCCTGCCTTTCCCAAACGTCATAAAGGACATGGTCACGACGACATCTTAGTTCCAAGGTATCTTCTGGTAACCAAAAGAATGGCAAGATGATGTAGTTCTCTTCGCTATATCGTGGTGGAAAGACCAAGACAAAGGCAGTGATATCTGAGGTACTTGATAAGTCAAGCCCTGCGTAACAGTCACGACCCTTGAGAGCCTCATAATCTATTGGGGCATTACCTTTGGCATAGACATGTTCAGGAATCCAAGCCACGCTAGAACTCGTCCACATGTTGAGACGGAGTTGCTTAAAGACATTCTCCTCTGCTGGGTTTTCTAGAGCCTGTTGGTAGGCTTCACGAACACGGTCAATCCCAATGGTATGACCAAGGGATGGATTAGCTTTCAGCCAGTTGGCTTCGTCATTCCAATCATCTTCATCAGATAATCCATACACGACGGGATAAAAGGACGTGTCCTTCTTTCGACCTTTAAGAATATCAAGTGCCTTGGTGTGGAGTTCATAACAGATGGAGTTTTTATCTGTTCCAGCTGTTGTGATGATGAAAAAGAGGGGTTGTTCCCTGGCATCACCAGAACCTTTGGTTAAGACATCATAAAGATGGCGATTGGGTTGGGCATGGATTTCGTCAAAGACAAGACCTGACACGTTGAGTCCATGTTTGGTTCCTGTCTCAGCAGACAACACTTGGTAAAATCCAGCATTGGAATAGTTGACTATCCTCTTTGTCGCTCCCATAATCTTGGAGCGTTTCTCAAGCGGTCGGCTCATGAGAACCATTTGTTTGGCAACATCAAAGACGATAGAAGCTTGGTTTCGGTCACAAGCCGCTCCATACACTTCCGCGCTAGCTTCATTGTCAGCATACAAAAGATAAAGGGCAATAGCTGCGGCAAGTTCAGACTTACCGTTTTTCTTCGGAATCTCGATGTAGGCTGTCAGAAACTGACGATTACCATCTTCCTTAACAATCCCAAAGAGATCCCGCACTATCTGTTCCTGCCACGGCAACAACTCAAACTTCTTCCCTGCCCACTTACCTTTGGTGTGGGAAAGGTTATTGATAAAGGTCACTGCCCTATCTGCCTTTGCCTTGTCGTAGTGAGACGTCGGAAGCATAAAGGGACTCGGTTCATAATGATAAGTCATAGAATACCTCCCAACAAATCCTCCATCTCATCACCTGTACCAACATCAGCATCCATAGTCGCCAAGCGATTACGAGCTGATGGTGTCAGACCAAACTGCTCACAGAACTTGAGCATGATTTTCAGATTGGTCTGGCTGATAGATACCTGTGGCACTTGTTGGAGATAGCCATTTGGGGTCTTGATGATAGATCCATGTTTTGAGAGAAACTCTTCGGCTTCCTTCCATCGTGCATAGGCTTGGCAATAGCCTGCGAAGGCTGTCATGTCCATCTCTGTTAAAATTCCCATCTGTTCGAGAATTTTACCCATCCGTTTCCATTCCTTCTTGGCATCGTCTTCGAGCCACTGTGGGCAACGTGGGGCTTTCTGTTTGGCTTTAACCTCGTTAGTCGGTAGAGGTCGCTTCCCAGGGTTTCCTTCAAGTATTTTCAAATTGGTAGGCTTTGGTTTTCGGCCTCTAATTGCCACGGTCTCACCCCCTTTTTGGTACAAGAAAAAGGCTTCAAAAGAAACCTTTTAAATCTTTTCAACACTATCAATACCGTACAATACATTTAAGCTCTGGCCATTGTCCCAAGAGACAATAAGTGAGCCAATATCATCTACATCAAGAACCGTGCCAAGTGTCCCTACTGGAACTGGGCGAGGGTCATCCATCTGGACTAATCTCACCCTTGTCCCTTCTGGGTAGGTTGACTTGATTCGGTTTAGAATCTTGTCGTTCATCTTATGCTCCTAATGTTTCAAATGCCCATTTGACTGCGTGTCCTTGGTCTTGGAAGGTTTCTTCTGAATCAATGATAAGGTTGAAACGTCGTTCTTCCTTTGAAAACTCGTCAAGGCTTTCAACTGTTTCAAAGATGTGAAGGTTAACACCTTTGTAGCTTTGGTAGGCTATAATCAACCAGCTCTTGAATGGCACAATGCTTGCGGTTGCTGGGTAAAGGCTGTAGGCATTTTCAAGGGTTGTTTGTGTTGTCATGGTTTTGTTCTCCTCTTCTTTTGTTGGTTACATATTAACTCTAGAGGAAACTGATATCCAGTTATTTCTGCTTATTTTGGCAGATTATTTTGACAAGATTGGAGAAACATCTTCTCACAGCTGGTTGGTATCTTCGGTGATATAAGTTACTTCCATATCTGTGAACTGTCGTTTATCAATACCTGTCTGAATATCATCAAGCAGCTCATTGATTTGTTCCAAGTTTCCAGTCTCTATAATATCAAGAGGAAACTCTCGTGTTTTTTCATAATAGTGTTTCATCACCATTAAGTGAACATAACAGTAATCAATCATCTGATTAGCTTCAGCTTTGGTCATTGTATATAACTCCTTCTTATTTGGTAGTTGTATATTACCGTACCCTTCAGAGCATATCCAGTAGTAATTGCTAACAGAGTTCAAAAATCTCCGCTACCATGTCATTCAAAGTCATTACTTCAACAACCTCATTCTCACTCACCGATTCCTGAGGAAGAACGTAATCAATAATCACACCATTTAGACGAACAACTCTGATGCTATCTTTAGAGATACGTCCACTCTTTACCTCTTTCATAAAATCATTCAAATCAAGCATAGCTTTTCACCTCTCATCTTATCTATTCGAGAAAAGTTTCAAAAAATGCTTACTTAATCAAAATTTATTTCGATTTTTTATCGATGGTCTCTAAAATGGCTCTGCCAATGGCATAAACCACTGTGACAGTTACGCCATTTCCTGCCTGTTTGTAAAGCTGAGCATCGGAATTGACAGTTTCAGCTTTTTCAAACAAGTCATCTGAAAAGCCTTGGAGTCTGAAGCACTCTCGTGGGGTCAGGCGTCTGATTTTCACCAATCGACCATTCCAAACCACCGCTCCCATCTGACCACCGCAAGAGAGATTGTGGGCAATCCCCTTACCAACCCTGGCTCGTCTCGTCAGTGAGCTTGGATAAGAGAGGTCAACGGAGTCGCCAACCTCTGCCACTTGATAGCCCAGATTTGTTCCATTTCTAACCTTGATCCCTTCAAGAACACCATGTCGGTCTTGAGAGGTTAAGGTAAACATAGGCTCATCCTGTTCCTTGAGCCGTCTACCATTTTGACGTTTAGTTACCCTGTCCGGAGTTAGAATTGGTTGAACTTCAAGAACCCCAGAGTTCATGGCAGTTCTCTTTGTAGCACCTGCCGTGTAGCGAGCGGTGATACACCGTGCTTCATCAGTTAGCTTTGGTTCAGTCAAAGACTGGTCAATCAGATAAAGGCCTGTCTTAGCTCCCAGTCCGCCACCCTCACCAACAAGGGTTGTGGCAATGCCACTAGGGTCGTAGACTCGGTAGCTTTGCATGCCGCCTATAAGTTGCTTAAGATGGCTACCGCCTTCTCCGCTGAGAGGTAGTACTTGTCGTCGACCTCGACTTCTAAGATGTCCGAGAGTGTAGATGCGCTCTCGGTTTTGGGGAACTCCGTAGTCTTTTGAGTTGAACACTTGCCATTCAAGGTCGTACCCTGCTTCATCCAAGATAGAGAGATAGTCGAGATAATCTCGTCCCCCGCCACTTGATAGAAGTCCCTTAACATTTTCAAGGAGAACCCATTCGGGTTTATCTTCTTCCTTTTGGCTTTGGATGAGGTCAACAAATGTAAAAAAGAGTCCACTTCGCTCACCGTATAGGCCGGCTCGTTTTCCTGCGATAGACACATTTTGACAAGGGCTTCCCGCAGTCCATAAATCTGCTTTTGGAAGTTGTGTGGGGTCAATGCTTGTGATGTCGTCATGAAACCATTCTCCTTCTGTATCGTACATTGCTTCATAGGATTTTCGTGCAAACTTATCCTTTTCACAGTAGCCAAGGCAGGTCATCCCTGCCAACTCCAACCCACGACGAAAGCCACCCACTCCTGCAAAGAAATCAAGAAAGGTTAGTCTCATAGGTCATCCTCCATCTGTGCTTTAGCTTCGTCATAAGATATGGTCTGACTATTTCGAAGGACTGTCACATCGGAATTACCAGTAGCCTCCATGTAGCGTTTGACAATGACATCCACAAACTTTTCATCTAGCTCAATGCCGTAACAGATTCGACCAGTTTGGTCAGCTGCCATGAGGGTTGAGCCTGAACCAAGAAATGGGTCAAGAACTAATGTTCCTCGCATGGATGAGTTTTGGATAGGATATGCCATAAGCTGAATCGGCTTCATGGTTGGGTGGTCTTTACTAGACTTAGGTCGGTCATACTCCCATATAGTTGTCTGCTTACGGTCACTGAACCATTGGTGTTTTCCCTTTTGTTTCCAACCAAAGAGACAGGGTTCGTGTTGCCATTGGTAGGGACTGCGTCCGAGAACCAGTGAGTTCTTCTTCCAAATACAACAACCGCTCAGATAGAAACCAGCATCCTTGAAAGCCTTACGGAAGTTAAGCCCTTCCGTGTCCGCATGGAAAACATAAATTGAAGCATCAGCTTCCATGTGGCTTTCAATCTGAGTAAACATGTCGTAGAGGAATTTATAGAAGTCACCGTCAGACATATTATCGTTGAGGATTTTTCCAGCCGTCTCTTCCACGTTCACGTTATAAGGCGGGTCCGTCACAACAAGATTGGCTTTCTTATCTCCTAGCAATTGGTCGTAGGTTTCTGCCTTAGTTGAGTCTCCACAAATCACTCGGTGTTTTCCGAGTTGCCAAATGTCTCCACATCTTGCTACTGTTGGTTTCTTCAGCTCCTCTTCCACATCAAAGTCGTCTTCAGCCAAGTCCTTGTCGTGGACGTTGGAAAGAATATCATCAATTTCTGGAGGTTCAAACCCCGTCAGGTCAAGGTTGAAATCAGACTCTTGCAAGTTCAAAAGCAAGTCTGCTAGAAGCTGATCATCCCATTGACCAGTGATTTTATTAAGGGCGATATTAAGTGCTTTTTCATCTTCCTTGGACAGAGAAACAATAACGCACTTAGCCGTTTCATACTTGAGGTCTTTCAATACCGTCAAACGTTGGTGTCCACCGATGACTGTCAAATCTTCGTTAACGATGATAGGGTCTACATAGCCAAACTTGAGTAGGCTTTGTTTAATCTTTTCGTATTCCTTATCCCCTTTCTTCAATTTCTTTCGAGGGTTATAAGAGGCTGGTTTTAAGTCACGAAGAAGAAGTTCCTTAATTTCCATATTGGATTGCGTTGTCATGCACTACTCCTTTTCTAAATCGATGTTCAATATAACAAGGGTGTCCGCAGAACTTCCTTGTTGGATTGGCATAGGATAAAAAAGACCTGCCACAGTTTTGGCAAGTCAATTCGTCATATGCGGTTTTTGTTTTGTCGTGCTCCTCTTTATGAGTGTCCCAATAAACTTTACGACACTTATCAGAGCAGAACTTTTTCGGTCGACCTTGATTAACATGATGAAGCTTTTGCATGCAATTTTTACAGTACAATCGCTCCCCTTCATCAATTTGTGTTTTTACTAATTCTCCAGGACCTTTTAGCTCTGGAAATCGTCGACAGTACTGTTTGACTGAACCTAGTGATAGATTAAGCAGTTGAGCAATAGCACCGTACCCAAGGCCATCACTTCGTAATTTCCAAATTTCTCGACGTTGATTATCGTTCATTTGTTTTCCTCCAAGGTCAAAATTTGCATGATTTGATAATTATTCTCTAGTTTTTCTCTGTAAAGTAGCCTAAATTGTAAACCATTAAACGATACATACCCTAATAAAATAACTATTCTAACAATGGGTGAGGGCTGTTTTCATATCGTTTTTGTATGCCCCTAACGAATTTTGCGAAAATGCACATTTGAGGGGGTGTCGGTCTTAGAACCACAAGGGTTTAGAGATTTGTCCCCCCTACCCCAAAGAGGAAAAAGGGAATACTTTTGTAACGAAACTCAGAGATGTGAAAAACATCCCCTCCTGTGAGAGGATAACTAAAACCGATAAGTATATTCCACATATCGGTCAGTCGTTTTAGTCTTTCTATCGTGACAGGATTTGCATAGAGCCTGCCAGTTGTCTTGGTTCCAGAAGAGTTCTTGATCACCTCGGTGTGGAGTGATATGGTCAACCACACTTGCCTTGGTTAGTCGTCCATTCCTTTGGCAGTGAACGCAGAGAGGATGGAGCTTGAGGTAACGAAGCCTTGCCTTGTTCCAGCGAGCGTTGTATCCTTTGGCTTTGGTTGACTTGGCATCAAGGGTGTGGTTAGCTTTGTGGTCATCACAGTATTTGTTTCCATAGGTCACAAGGTTAGGACAACCGTTCTGCTTGCATGGGGTGCTTGGTCGACGTGGCATCTCATTGCTCCCAAGGTAGGTAGGGCTTGGTGAAATGCCCAAGGCAAGTAGTCTTGGTATAGTCCACGCCCAAGAGGTTTAGTTCCTTGATAATCCCCTGTGGGGTTAGGTCGTAGCGTTCACGAACCACTCCTTCAAGTTGGTCAGTTGGGTAATCACTGGTTCCAAAGGTGTTCACATAAACACCAACTGGCTCAGCAACTCCAATGGCATAAGCTAACTGGACTTCACAACGTTTAGCATAGCCTTCACGGACAAAGTCCTTGGCAATCTTCCGTGCCATGTAAGCAGCTGAGCGGTCTACCTTACTAGGGTCTTTACCAGAGAAGGCACCACCTCCATGGTGGGCAAAGCCACCGTAGGTATCTGCCACAATCTTACGACCGGTTACTCCAGCGTCTGCGTAAGACCCACCCAGAACAAAACGACCGGTTGGGTTAACCAATACCTTGAAGTCAAGGTTCTGACGGTAGCGTTGAGCAACGGACATCATAGCTTGGGTGACAATACGTTTGACTGAAGCAAGGTCAACCTCCTCATCGTGTTGGATAGAAACGAGGAAGGTCTCGATACATTTGTTTTCATAATCGTAAGTGACTTGAGCCTTGGCATCTTTACCCAAGGCAGGATGACCAAGGTTGGTTAGCTTTTCAAGAACACGAGTCGCCAACACGTAAGGGAGTGGTAAGAACTCTGGTGTTTCATCGGTCGCATAACCGAACATAATCCCTTGGTCACCTGAACCACCACTATCCACACCTTGAGCGATGTCTGAACTTTGAACACCAAGGAGGTTAGTCACCATGATATCCTCCATGCCGTAAAGTTCAAGAACCTTTTTGACAATGCCTTCAAGATTGAAGAAGTGCCTGGTTGAAACTTCTCCTGCCACAACCACTTGGTTATCTTTGATAAGTATTTCAACGGCCACACGGCTGTTCTTATCATACTTGAGACATTCCGTCACAATAGCATCTGAGATTTGGTCAAAGAGCTTGTCTGGATGTCCGCTAGAAACTTGTTCACTGGTATAAATCATGTTTTCCTCCACGCAAAAAGCCCAACCCTTTTGGGCTAGGGCTAGGCTTGGGTTTATTTTACTGATTGTTGGCCTGCTTCGTAGGCTCTCTCGAGTGCCCTTTTGATTCCCCAAACCGAAACATCGTAGAAGTCAAGATTGTCACTTCTTCGTGTCTCTAAGGTTTCAACCCTAAGTTCTTATTTGGCAATTTCTGTTAAAAGGGCATTGAGTTTTTCTTGTTGGCGTTTTGTCATTTTGATGACCTCCTCTTGTTTTTGTAGGTGTATATTACCGTACAAGTGGAAGGTTATCCAGTCATTACTGGGAGATTTTTTATCTTTTTTGACACTTACAATTCTACCACAAATTTTTACAAAAGGAGTTCAGAGGTAGTTCAATATAAGTTCAGCCCTAGTTCAAGGTGAGTTCATATAAAGTTCAATCGTCAAAGAACGACCCAGCTTAACGAAAATCTGTCGAATATGTTCCAGTAACTTTCTACGCCAATTATGAACTGTTCCACGACTGATATGAAATTCTCGCATTAAATAGTCCCAGTTACAGTCAGGTTTGAGAAGTTCCACCGCAAATTCCGAAAGATCTCCTTTGAGAAATCGTATCGCCATATCAAACGTTTCAAGGTCACTTGCCAAACGAATATAGCGTTGACTAAGGTCTGATAAGAGTTCCTCGTTTTCTTGAACCATCTTCTCACGAAAACTTAAGGCAATCATTTCTGACCGTTGATTTGTTGGTGTACTGGTAACTTTAGGTTCATCAGACCGCTCAAAGACTAAAGAACTAATTACCTCATTTTCCGTTACTGGTTTGAAGTTATTTAAACGGTACTTTAACATTTCCAACTCCCATTTGAGTTCATTGTAATGTGTCAGTATATATTCTGCCTTATCCATCTGTTCCTCCTACTTGTGCTTTGACGGCTTCAAGCAGCCGTTCTTGTTGGGCATCTTTATTTTCCAGTACTTTGAGAATCTCCTCGTCAATGGTGCATTCGGTTACGATGTGTTGGATAACCACAGTTTCAGCCTGTTGCCCTTGTCGCCAAAGTCGTGCGTTGGTTTGTTGGTAGAGTTCCAGTGACCACGTCAAACCGAACCAAACCAAGTGGTGTCCACCCTTTTGTAAATTTAGTCCATGACCGCTACTAGCTGGATGAAGCAGACCAACTGAGACATTCCCTTTATTCCACTCACGGATATCTTCCTCAGTTTTAAGGACTGTTCCCTTAACTTTAAGTTTCGCCAAACGTTCCTCAATACGCTGAAGGTCATGCTTGAACCAATAAGCGATAAGAACTGGCTCACCATTGGCAGCTTCGATAATGTCTTCAAGGGCATCTAGTTTTTGGTCGTGTAGGCTCACCACTCGATGGTCATCAGAATAGACAGCACCATTAGCCATCTGTACCAGCTTGTTTGAAAGACTAGCCGCATTGGCAGCTGTCACCTCACCATTTTCAATATCAGAAAAAACATACTCTTTCTTGAACTGGTTGTAATCTGCTTTTTCTTTATCAGTGAGATGAACTATTTTCCTTATCGAAATCAGTTCGGGCATCTCTAGATAATCCATGGCTTTCATGGAGATAGTGATATCATCAATCTTGTCATAGATTTGGCACTCCGCATAATCCATAGGGATGTAATCATAGACGACATTCCCATTCCTACGTCCCTCTCGGAAATAACGACTTCGATATTCCCCAATGAATCGCCCCAAACGTTCTCCACCATCAATGACCTTGAACTCCGCAAACAAATCCATGAGTCCGTTTGAACTTGGTGTTCCAGTCAATCCCACCACTCTCTTCATGTAGGGACGCATGGCCATAAATGCCTTGAAGCGTTTGGACTGCCAAGACTTGAACGAAGAGAGTTCATCAATAACCACCATATCCCACTTGAAGTAGGGACTGCACTGTTCCACTAGCCAGGGAAGATTTTCACGGTTGACAATGTAGATGTCTGCATCTGTCTCAAGAGCAGCTCATCTTTGTTTGGGTGTTCCCACAATCTTGGAATAACGGAGATGCTTCAGTTCCTTCCACTGCTCAATCTCATCACTCCATACCGTGTTTGCGACACGAAGAGGTGCAATCACCAAGACCTTTGAGACTTCATAACGATCAAACATCAACTCGTTGATGGCTGACAAGGTCGTGGCAGTTTTCCCCATCCCCATGTCTAGGATGACCGCTGCATTGGGGGTTCTTATGATGAAGTCCTTGGTGACTTCTTGATAGTCATGTAGTTTCAATTTCATCTAGCACTTCTCCAATCTTCTCAACACTGTCTAGCACATGAACCTTGAAGCCTAATCGCTCAAATAGTCTGTGTCTAGAGACTTGTAACAAACGTGGCTTTTCACCAGGGGCTTTTACCTCCACCATGCCAATCTTGCCATTAAGTAAAAACACCAACCTATCTGGCACCCCTGCAAAAGAAGGCGACACCCACTTGGGGCAAATCCCGCCACGCTTTCTGACTTCACTCACTAACTTTCTCTCAACAACTTTTTCTCGCATGATAAATCCTTTCATCAGATAAAAGAGTGGAGGTCTAATGAGGTCATTTCCTAAACTTTCCCTATGTGCTTTTTATTAGTATTTTTATTTGCATAGAGATAGTTATAGAAAAGACTATCACTGACTTACACTAAATCAAGAAATGGAAGTCGTGGAACTCAATCCATAAACTTTTAGTGTTCATTTCTCAATAGACTTTCTCCTAATTCCTTCCACGACTGTCACTCCTAAAATCACCACTTTCTGATGATGTGGAAGTCAAAAGCCGTCTGGTGGAGGTCACTTAGTCAAGGAAATCATCGTCATCGGCCAGTTTTAGTCCCATGATGAAGTTACCTTTATTAGTCCGCTTACGTTCAAATCCTGCCTGGGCTAAAGCAGCATAAAAATCTGTCGTGCTGCGCGTGTACTCCATGTTTTGGACACAATAAGCACGGTAACGACTATATAACTCACCAGACTTCTCGCTCAATTTATCTCCCACCTCACAACACTCACTCAAGAAGTGACCTAGCCAATCATTGGCCTCTCGGTAGGCTTTGACTGAGTTTGCGACTGCAGCAGGAACTTTTGTTTTGAAGTTTGCCTTGATAGCTTTTTCTGCTCCTTCAATAATCCACGACATAATCGCTGGTGCAGCCTGGTCATACAAATGGTCCGCAAAGTTTTTAATGTCAGAGCGACCTGTGATTTTGGCATTAAAAGGAATGACAACCATACGTCGCCAAGTGCCATCATCGTTCACTCCTACTTTAGGCAGATGGTTAGTGTAAAGAACTAGCGTATGTGATGGCACAAAGTGAAACGGATCCTTATACTTCTTCTCAGCTTGAATTTCATCTGTTGAGGTAATCTGCTTAACAACAGCGGTATTGAGTCGCATCCCTTCAGCCATCTCAGAAGCAATCACGAGACGCTTGCCTTTGAGCTCAGCAAGTTCAGGACTCACGTTTCTCTTGTTAGACATGGTTAAGGCATCAGCCGATAATTTCCCAGAGTAGCTTCCCAGCACACGAGCAATAGTGTTCCAAAAGGTCGACTTGCCATTTGTACCACCTCCATAGGCAATAATCATATGTTCCTGATAAACCTTACCGATGGCAGCCATGCCGATGATTTCTTGAACATAGTCAATCAACTCTTGGTCATGACAGAAAAAGGTAGCTAAGGTCTCCTGCCACAATCCCATGCCTTGGTCGCCTGGGGATACTGTGGTCATTTTCGTAATGTAGTCTTTGGGATCATGCTCATGTGAACCTAAAAGTCCAACATGCAAATCGTAAGTAGCCTCAGGAGTATTAAGCAACATATCATTCTTATCAAGCTCTGATAAATCAATGGCAAGCATAGGCTTAGCAGTATTATGGGTTGCTGTGATGTAGCGATAATCACGACGCTTCATGACAAATTGATAGTAGGTTCTGGCAGCTAGATAAAGCGTATAGAGCTTTTGTTGGCTTGGTGTTTCAATCACTTTAGCTAGTGCTTTTCCACCCTCTCGGACTAGGTTTTCTGAAATGCCAGTGTTCACTAGGTCTTTGATAGCTTTCTCGTATTTGTCGCTAGCATCTTCCAGCTGCAAATCCATAAACTCAAGGACTGCTCCAATAGCTAACTGCTTATCTTCCTTCCAATACTGACCAGTGAAGGTGAGGTAATCCGTTGCATTCGTATAGGCTAACTTTTCTCCGTATTCACGAGCAAGGACTCCCGCTTCCCCAATATCGGAGTAATCATCGGGTTTCAAATCTCCACGATTAAAAGCTTCTGGTGACACATACCCTTCAGAGCCTTTAATAGTTCGATTGTAGAAACGCACCGCACTTCCCCAGATGGTATCGAGTTCTGCTTTCTCAAGCGGTGGATCACATTTCAGAGCCTGCTCATCAAATCCATCACGGGCTTCTTGTGTTACTCCAAGGCGTTTGAGAATTTTAGCCGCAAACTGTGACATGGTTGAGTTGCGACTCCCCTCAGTAATTGGCCCAGCTAGTGGCGTATAGAAATCCGCATCGAAATCTTCTTCATCATCAAATGATGAATCCAATAAATCAGCATCTATAGTCAGCCATGAATCATTCCAAAAAACTTGTGCATTTGGATTACCGAAGAAGAAACGTGCTGCATCCTTAGCGTTCGTATCAAAGAAGTTATACTGATTCGTCAACTCTTCTTTTAGAAAGGCATAGGTATCTTTATCAGTAACCTCATTGATTTGGAAGTAAATATGAAATTTGGGTCTTGCTACCTTACTGCCTTTTTGAACCATGTGGTTTCGACTTGTAACCAAAGCAAAATGGTAATCCGAAAACAGTATTTTTAGGTATTCCTCTGTAATCCAATCATCAGGATTTTCTGTATGGTCATTATCAATATCCATGACTAATACATCTGACTTAAGGAAATTAGCGTTCGATCGAGTGTTATTGGAAAACAATCCTGCCACATGGTCGTACTGAGCAATACGTTTTAGACTAGTTTCATCCGTGATTGTCACTTGGTGCGGGTAGACCGTTGTTGTTTGAACACCAGATTGCCCTGAATGAGATAAGGTAAATTGCATGCATCATGCCTCCATCTTTCGTTGTTGAATTAGGAATTACTCTTCCTAACTTACTAAGTAAGAATCCGACAGGATTTTCCGCACTAACAGAAAATTTTTTCTAAAAAAATAAAAGTTTCCTATTAAATGCACAGGAAACTTTTTTTGATGAGCAAATTTTTTCTTATCAGGCGGAAAAATTTATCTCAACCCTACTTAGTATGGTGTAAGGGATAAAAAATAAAAAAATCTCTTCCAAAGTGGAAAATCCACTCAAAACCTTACTTAGTAAGATAGGAGGACCCAATATGGCAAACGAACCATACATCGAACCTGATGATGATGTGGCTGATACCCTCATAGCCATCAGCGTTATCTCAAAACTACTCGCTCGGAAAATTACGGAGGAAAGACAACATGAGCAAAATGAAACAACTGAATGAACTGATTAATGAAATGGAAGGCACAGCCAAATACTATCTTCGCTTAGTAGATGAGTTCAAGAAGATCCTCTCTACTGAGGAAGAAACTACAACAACTTCAAAAGAACCAAAACATAGACCACAAAAGGAACTCAAACTCGAAGACGTTCGTTCCGTCCTTGCGACAAAAGCCAAAGATGGCTACAAGAACGAAGTTCGTGCTCTTCTCAATAAATATGGTGCAGAATCCCTATCAGCCTTAGCAACTGAGCACTACGCAGCGGTTCTTGAAGAAGCTGGAGGAATTGGCCATGACTAACCATGCTGTCCTATCTGCTTCCGCATCCCATCGCTGGCTCAACTGTCCGCCTTCTGTTCGCTTAACCGAGGACATGCCAGATGTTACTTCTGAATTTGCCCTTGAGGGAACTGACGCTCACGAGCTCTGTGCTTACCTTGTTGAGAAGGCACTAGGCAGAAAGGCGCGTGATCCAACTGAGGATCTGTCCTTCTACAATGAAGAGATGCAAAATTGTGCCGAGGAATATCGCAACTACGTCATGGAACAGGTCGAGAAAGCTAAAGACTACTCTCATGACCCAACAGTACTTATCGAGCAACGTTTGGACTTCTCCAAATGGGTACCTGAAGGGTTCGGTACTGGCGACTGTCTGATTGTGGCAGATGGACTTCTTCAAGTGATCGACTACAAGCACGGTTTGGGCATTCTGGTCGATGCCGACCACAACCCACAAATGATGTGCTATGCCCTAGGTGCTCTTGAGATGTTCGATGGAATCTATGATTTTGATAATGTCACCATGACTATCTTTCAACCACGGAAGAACAATATCTCTACCTTTGAAATGGATAAGGCTGAACTGCTTGAATGGGCGGAAGACCAGATCTCACCTAAAGCTGAACTTGCCTTTAAAGGCGAGGGAGAACTGAAATCTGGTAAACACTGCCAGTTCTGCAAGATTAAGAATGTCTGTCGCAAACGTGCGGAGGATAATTTAGCACTCGCCAAGATGGAGTTTGCGGATCCTGCTACTCTAGACTATGAGGATATTGCAGAGATTTTGCCTAAACTGGACTTACTGGTTTCATGGGCAAACGATGTCAAAGCCTATGCTTTGAAAGAAGCTACTGAGGGACACTCCATTCCAGGCTACAAATTAGTAGAGGGACGCTCAGTTCGTAAGTTTTCAGACGAAGCTGCCGTCAGTCAAGCTGTGATGGATGCTGGCTTTGATCCTTACGAAAAGAAACTCCTAACTATCACTGCCATGACTAAACTCCTTGGCAAGAAAACCTTTAACGACCTGCTTGGTGGTCTGATTGTAAAACCAAGCGGTAAACCAACACTCGTTCCTCTTGACGACAGTCGTCAAGAATTGAACCTAGCTACTAATGAATTTAAAGAGGATTAAACGTATGACAACTAAAGTACAAACTACAAAAGTAATCACTGGTAAAAACACACGCTTCAGCTACTTGAATGCCAATGAACCTAAGTCCATCAACGGAAGCACGCCAAAGTACAGCGTCTCTCTTATCATTCCAAAGGATGATATTGAAACTGTCGATAAAATCAAAGCAGCCATTGAGCTTGCCTACAAGGAAGGCGAGTCCAAACTCAAAGGCAATGGAAAATCTGTCCCAGAACTTTCTATCCTTAAAACTCCACTTCGTGATGGAGACTTAGAGCGTCCTGATGATGAAGCTTATCGCAATGCCTACTTCGTCAATGCCAACTCACCACATAAGCCTGGGGTTGTGGACGCTAATCGACAAGAGATTATAGATACTTCTGAACTCTACTCAGGTATCTATGGCCGTGCGTCTATTTCCTTCTATGCCTTCAACTCTAATGGTAACAAGGGTATCGCCTGTGGTTTGAATAACTTGCAAAAACTCCGTGATGGAGAGCCACTTGGTGGACGTACTCGTGCTGAAGACGACTTTGCAACTGATGACGATGATGATTTCTTGAACTAAGAACGGAGGACTAAATATGTTTGAAACAATTTTCTTTTACTCACTTATTGGCATTTACCTATTCTTTGGTCTGTACCTCAACTACATGACCATCCGTGATGATATTCGTCGTGAAAAAGAACGTAAGGCTGAAAAGAAACATCATAGCAACAACACAACACCGCTACATCGTAGCCGATAACACCTCCGGTGGCAGCCACTCCTGCCACCTTTTTATGAAAGGACAAGCTATGCTAATAAAAGAACTATCCATCGACTTAGAGACCTACTGTGAGGTAGATTTGAGAAAGTCTGGTGTTTATAGCTACGCAGAAGATGATTCTTTTGAAATCCTTCTCTTAGCAGTCTCTGTTGACAATGGTCCAGTAACAGTTTATGACCTAACTAAAGAAAATCTTCCTGATCAAATCCTACAAGCATTGGTGAATGACTCCATTATTAAGTGGGCTTTTAATGCCTCATTTGAACGCATCTGTCTGTCTAACTGGCTAAAGAAACATCATCCAAAATTATTGTCCGAGGGCTTTCTGTCTCCAAACTCATGGCGTTGTAGCATGGTTTGGTCAGCATATCTTGGACTTCCACTCTCCCTTGAAGGAGTCGGAACAGTTCTAAAACTCAAAGAACAGAAGTTAAAAGAAGGCGGGGATGTGATTCGTTACTTCTGCCTGCCCTACAAACCTACCAAAATTAATGGTGGACGAAAACGAAACTTCCCTCATCACGCACCTGATAAGTGGGCAGCCTTTATCAACTACAACAAGCGTGACGTTGAGGTTGAGTTAGCCATCAAAAATAAACTCCGTAACCACCCTGTTCCTGACTTTCTTTGGGAAGAGTATCATCAAGACCAAAATATCAATGATAGTGGGATTGGTATTGATGTAGACTTTGTCAAAGCAGCTATTACCATTGACGAGGAAAGCAAATCTAAAATTCAAGAGGAACTTAAAGAACTTACTGGGCTTGAAAATCCCAACTCTGTTCTTCAAATGATTGGCTGGCTACGAGAACACGGAGTAACGACTAATTCTCTTGATAAGAAAGCTGTCAAAGAGCTATTAAAGGTAGTCGATGCAAAGACAACTAAAGTCCTAAAGTTAAGACAACAGGTGGCTAAATCTAGCGTTTCTAAATACCAAGCTATGGTGAACTGTGTTTGTTTGGATGGTCGAGCTAGAGGGATGTTCCAATTCTACGGAGCAAATCGAACGGGTCGTTGGGCTGGGCGATTGGTACAACTTCAGAACCTCCCACAGAACCATCTTCCTGACCTTAAAGAGGCTAGAGACCTCTTCAAAACTGGTGACTTAGAGGCAACTGATCTCCTCTATGGTACGCAAGATACCCTATCTCAACTCATCCGTACTGCTTTTGTACCTAGTGATGGGAAAAAGTTTATCGTCTGTGACTTTTCTGCCATAGAAGCGCGAGTATTATCTCACCTAGCTGGCGAAAAATGGCGAAGCATGGTCTTTGAACAAGGCAAGGACATCTACTGTATGTCAGCTAGCCAGATGTTTGGAGTGCCTGTTGAGAAACATGGACGTAACGCAGACTTGCGTCAGAAAGGGAAAATTGCAGAGTTGGCCTGTGGCTATGGCGGAGCAGTCGGGGCACTTAAAGCCATGGGGGCTATTGACATGGGGCTTGATGAACAGGAGCTGCAGCCTCTTGTGGACTCGTGGAGACAAGCCAACCCAAACATCGTACTCTTTTGGTGGGATGTTGATAAAGCTGTAAAGACTGCAATAAAATACCAAAAGCAAACTGAAACCCATGGTATTCAATTCAAAGTAAGAAAAGGGATGTTATTTATTACTCTTCCTTCTGGACGCAAACTCGCCTATGTCAAACCTAAAATGGGAGAAAACCAATTTGGTGGAGAGTCCGTCACCTACGAAGGTACAGGAACTGCTAAACGTTGGGAGAGACTTGAAAGCTATGGTCCAAAATTTGTCGAGAATATTATTCAAGCTATAAGTCGAGACATACTCGCTTACTCTATGAAACAACTGAAAGACTTCAGAATTGTAGGACATGTGCATGATGAAATCATCATTGAGTGTGACCAGAGCCAAAATCTTGAGCAAATCGCAACTTTGATGGGAAAAGCACCATACTGGATGCCTGATATTAACCTCAGAGCTGATGGATACGAGTGTCTCTTCTATCAAAAAGACTGACAAAAAATCGCCACCTCAGTTGAGATGGCGATTTGGTTTTATTTGTTGAGTTCTTTGTAAAGTTTCAGCCCTTCTTTCTGGGCATTATTGACTTTCTTATAGCCTGCAGATTTCTTAACACCTAGGTACTCGAAGATTTCTTTATTCTCATAACCTTCAAAAAGCATATCTAAAATTTCTGGTGCTTGGAAATTGGTTGCTGCGAGTTTAGCTTTCAAGAAGTCCAGTTGATCCATTACTAGATATAGTTCAATACCTTCATCAGCAATTGCTAAATCCTGCTTTTCAGTGAAGACTTCCCAGGAGGAGACCTCTAAAGTATTCTTTTTAGGTTTACGAAAATCCTTGAGATAATCATTGACTGAGTTGTTATACCACCAAACCATTTGTTCATACTCCTCTTCTGCCACAGGGACAAAGGCTGTTAGAATGGGAATACTCATAATACGGCATTGTCGAAATGTACCACGAATCAGTCCTGAATATTCTGAGGACATATAATAGTCCTGAACGAACATTGGCGCTAGTACTTCACCCTTTGATGGCTCCACACCAGTTGATGAAGATTGAGTTTGACAGTAGTTGAAAAAGTTGACATTGATTGGCATGCTTTTGACTCCGTTTCTTTGGCAAGCAAAGAAAAAGAGTATGACAAACCAATATTCAGTTGTGTATTTGACCACATCAGCAATTCCTTTGCTTAATCATGGTCAACTGGCTTTATAAGTTGAGCTGCTTTCCCTAAAAACACAGTTAAAGCCAATAATGTAGGAATATTCCCCATTACAAAGTATTTTTAAAGAGACGATAACTTGTAGGATTAATCTTTACTCTCTCAGTATATAGTTTTACTTCTATCAAAAACAGGTAGTCCAAACTTCCGCCTTAAAACGCCCTTGGCAACAGATTTTTGGAATTTTTATGTAGTAAAATCATACTAATTCAATCTCAAAACCGGAAGCTGACTTTCCGCTTTTTGAAACCAAAAAAATAAACCATCACAAATTTGTGATGGTTTATAAGGTTTTCATTTCTGCAGCTTGTAATATTGAATTTATTTCACCCAAGGGTTTATAGTAACTTGTTGATAGCAACATTTTATATACTTGGTGTGGTGGAGAAATTGTAAGTTGATGACCTGCTTTCTTTATCATATCGTCACTAAGTTCAGGTCTTAATTTTAAAGCAAAACAAAATGACAATGTTAACTCAAGCCTTGGTAAATTATCTTCTAGTGTTTCATAATCTCTCAACGTTCGTTCTGTAATTCCGACTAGCTTAGCCAAAAATGGTTGTGTGCAATTTTTTCGCTTTCTATGACTACGTAATGTCCCAGAAAATTCAAAAGGTAGTTCTTTCAATAATTCAGAGATTTTTTTCCCGAGTTTCATCATATCCAGTGGAGGGAGCTGATCCATCAAACTTGGATTCTGGAGAATATCTACAAAGTCAGCCTTAATCTCACTTTCCTTTGTTACGCCTCTATTCAGTACATAATCATAGTATGTCTCATTAGAAATCGAGGTGAAATTTTTAGACTTTACTTTAAAGATTAGACAACATTCATCCATGTGCTCGTAAGCATAGTCAGTCATAATTGGCCCATCTTTTGTCATATAAATAAATTTCTTATCCTTTAAACAAAGATGGTTATCAACGTAAATAAACTTATTTCTATCAATAATCTGTCTAAAACTCTCGTTAAAACAATACTCAAAACACAAGTCATTTGAAGTAATAGTATAACTACTTCCTTTATCAAATGCTTCAAGTTCAAAAGCAAAGTTATGCATATATCTATCATCAAGATAATTATATACACCATTTGCTTCCTTAAATCCTAAATCAATCATTCTAATTTTAGCAGCCTGTCTAGATACCTCAAAGAAAGTAGCTAAGTTGTCTACCACTTCTTGCACTAATTCAGAACGACTTATATCAGGATTAACCAATGTCAAAGTTTGAAATAGCTCCCTAATCTTTATTCTAGTTTGGACTTTGGGCATAAGAATTCGGGGAGCAATTCCATTAGCTTGCCACTCCATCCAGTCAAGCGACGTCCACATACTAGAATCAGCTAAATTTTCTTCTGTCCAGCTACTAACTTGTGAGTGGTCTTTATCAAGTACCATCTTGACTTCGTGAAATACTTTATGGAGTTCCCAGTGAACACATTCATGGATGACCGTATTGTTATACGAACCTACATTCCGTTTGAAAACAACATCCTTATCTACAAGGATACTCCCTTTGTTAAAATGCTTAGAAACTAACTGCTCATCCTCTATGACCTCAACATCAGTATCTTTAAAAACCATTTTCCCAAAAACTGAATTATCTATAGTTAGTTTCTCTTGATGGATAGACAGTCCCATTTCAGAAACTATTGTCTCAACTGGAACAGGGGTTGGTTGAGTCAGGGCTTGAGGATAGTACTTCCTTAAGAATTTTTCAGCAATAGCATCAAAGTCCTTCTTCCTTATATATGGAACCCAGTCTTTACTCAATTTTAAGTTTCGGGACTTTTTGTACTGATCTGATTTAAATTCTGTATTGTAAATTCGAAAGTTTTTGATACCAGAATCAAGTTCTACTTCAGCATATACAGACACAAACTTAGTTTTAGTATCAACCTCCATCTCACCTTTGATATACTGCCGAACAATTACATTAGCAATTACAATGATTTCAAGATTTAATTCGCAATTATTAATAATTTCATAGTTTATCTTATATAACTCAAAATTATCAAACTCAATAAAACCATTCGGTTCTGGCACCATGTATGTAGACAAATCAGTATTATCTTTATTATTAAAAATAAATCCTTTAACAGTTTTGACTATTTGCTCATAGTAGGTATCAAAAATATATTTATCGAACAT